TATATCTATTTTACAATTATTCTACGTTTAAATATGCTTTTTGGGATATCAACCAATTGGGACATCGCACCACGTTCTAGCAATAACGTCCGCGCTATCTTATTATAATCCGTATTCCGTCATGTCCGTGACAAACTCAGGTCTCAGTATATTATTTTCGTAAAATACATATGCAGTTAATTTAGCAGGACTGCACATGCGACTAGCTTCGCGTATAATGTTCGATCTAGTCTTATCGTTTATTTTCCGTTCTGGAATACCCAGCTCCTGCTGTAGCCCCGCAAACGTATAACGGGTGGGCATGAATTCCGAGTCAAAGGTAAGCATACGCGCTCTAACTTTGTTCTGAAATTCTTCAAATTCGCGCCTTCCTAGAAACCAATGCAAACGGATCGCGGTTTCACAATTGACCTTTAGCGCTATCAGTTCCTCCTTCTTCTTCGCTTCGATTATTCCAATTCCCTTGGGTTTTCGAATCCAGTTGATGATGTTCTGAATATTTTCCTTTACCGGTTTGCAAATCCATAGGCCTGCCGGCAGAGACGTATCATTAAAACGGTGAAAACCTTCCTGAAGGAAAGTTGATTCTTCCAAGGAGCAATAAGGTCTAATAGCTCCATCCTTGATAATGTCAGTGTATTTAATGTCATATTGTGCAAAGAACTCATGAATCGTTGTATTGTTAAATAATTCAATAAATTCCTCTGATACGGAGGCTATGACATCATCTCCGTATACGATTAGTTCCACATTTTCTTTAAAATCATGCATTGTAGCTTTTTCTGGGCATTTTTCTTTCATAATTCCAAGCCATGCAGCTCTGAAGTACATCATATTACACATTGAATTGACAATCGCAGTATTAATAGCTCCAGACGGGCTTCCACACCTCAAGCGAAAAACCTCATTGTAGGCCATGTTCAAACAATTGACTGCTCGCTTTGATAGTTGTTCCCTGATAAAATCATCCTTTTCACTACATCCTTGTTGACGATACCATGCACGCATAATGTCATAACTCTTGTTAACAAATGGTGTATACAAACGAGGACCAAACTTTGAAAAATCTCCAACCAATATCTTAGTGCCTTTCTTCAATAAACGCAAAGCTAAATCATTCCATTCCTCACTATACACATTCATTCCAACTCGATGCTGTTGATTTACACGATCAAACTGAAAAGCGTAATTGAAGTCCATAAAATATTTCCGCATGTGGATTGTGTATGTTAAGGGAGAACCTTGTATAATTCGAACTTTATCTGGGTTCTTCAGCAGTTCTGGCTTATGTGATATTTGGAAAATCGTCTTAACTTCCTGACCTTTCTCCATTGCTTCCATTTCCTCTTTTAGGTGATAGGCGAACTGTTTTTCATAGCCAACGAAATTATTATCTTCATCATGGAT